GGACGGTCGACGGCGAGCTCGCCGTCCACCTGGCCGTCTCGACCATGAACAAGGGCAAGGGCGTCGAGGCGCGCGCCTGCCGGCTGGTCGTCATGCCCGAGTGGCAGGGGGCCGGCGTCGGCCTCCGCTTCCTGAACACCATCTGCGAGCTGCAGGCGCAGGGCGCCGAGGGCTGCCGCCTCCCCGGGCGCAAGACGACGACGATCTTTCACACCAGCCACCCCCAGCTCGCCGCCGCGCTCCGCCGCGACAAGCGCTGGCGGCAACTGTCGGCCGCGCTGTTCGGCGGGTCGAAAATCAAGAGCCGCAACTCGATCCGCCGGTCCTCGTACAAGTCCGGCACCGGCCAGATGCGATTGCGCGACGCCGGCGCCGCGATCGGGAGCGCCGGCTTCGGCGGACACTTCCGCGCCGTGCAGGGCTTCCGCTATTACGGCGAGGCCGGGCTCGCCGCGGCGAAGGCCGCCGCGTGAGGCTCTATCTCGCCGGGCAGAAGGCCTTCGGGGCCGCCGTGTTCGAGGCGGTCCGCAAGGCCGGCCACGAGGTCGTCCAGGTCAGCGCGCCGGCGTGGCGCCCCAATGGGCTCCTCCCCGACCGGCTGCGCGACGCCGCCGAGAAGGCCGGCGTCCCCTGGCTCGAGGCCGGCAAGCTGCGCGCCGAGCTCCTGCCCGGGGGCGTCGACCTGATCGTCTGCGCGCACAGCCACGACTTCGTCGGGCGCAAGACCCGCCTCAAGGCGCGGCTCGGCGCGATCGGCTATCACCCTTCGCTCCTGCCCCGCCACCGCGGCCGCGACGCCGTCCGCTGGGCGGTCCACATGGGCGACGCGGTCACCGGCGGCACCGTCTACTGGCTGACCGACAGCGTCGACGCCGGCCCGATCGCCGCGCAGGAGCACGTTTTCATCGTTCCGGGCGAGGCCCCGGAGCGCCTGTGGCGCGAAAAGCTCGCCCCGCTCGGCGTCCGGCTGACCCTGCGCGTGCTCCAGGACCTCGCCGCCGGCCGGATCGTGTCGCGCCGGCAGGACGAGGAGGCGGCGACCTGGGAGCCGTCGTGGACGCGGCCGCCCCTCCCTCGGCCCGACCTGGACCTGATCGGAACGCTGCCGGCGGGCTTCCGGCTCGAGGGCCGCGCTTGACCCCGTACCGGTTCCCGGCCTGGCAGGCGGACCTGGTCACTATCCGGCGCGCCTCGGTGAGAACGCCAAGGTGGGCGACGGCCGAACGGCAGGAAAGGGCGGATAGCGGTCATTCGTTCGGGCAAAGCCTACAAGCTCGCCGAAAACAAATCCCATCGGCCCGGGAGACCCTTGAGTTCATGCGACCCGCGTTCGGCGAACTTTATGCCGGCGCCGGCCACGAGATCGGTAACCACTCTGGAGACGAGAACTTCGCTCGGCTCGCATTGCGCCATGACGCGGGCGGCCGCGTGCACCGCTATCCCGCCGACGTCCCGGCCTCTCATTTCAATCTCGCCCGCGTGGAGGCCGGCGCGCAGCGGCAGGCCGATCTGTTTCGTCGCGGTTTGAAACGCCAGCGCGCACCGAACGGCGCGGCCGGGGCCGTCGAACGTCGCGAGAATACCGTCGCCGGTGCTTTTGACCAGATTTCCGCGATGTTTCTCGACCAATTGTCTCGCCATCTGATTGTGGCTTTCGAGCAATCGACTCCATTGTTGATCGCCCATTGCGGCGGCGCTACGCGTGGAATCGACGATGTCGGTGAACAGGACCGTCGCCAGCACCCGCTCGAGATCGAACGCCGAACTCTCGCGATCACCGGTGACGAATTCCTTGATGTCGCCAAAAAGCGCCTCGACATCACCGGTCCAGAAAGCGTGGTCTCCATCGGGATATTCGATGTATTTGGCGCCAGGGATTTGCGCCGCGAGTTCGCGCCCGCGCTCGACAGGAACAAGCGCGTCGATTCGCCGGTGGAGCACAAGCGTTGGAACGCGAACTGTCGGCAGGATCGACCTGACATCAATCTTCAGATTCAACGCCATATACGCTTTGATAGCGCCGGGGCTGGCGGAGAGTCTTTCAAATTTCGCGACCTGCGTTACGGCTTCGCGGTTCATCGCCTGGCTGGGCCAGACGCGATTGATCAAAGCGCCGGTTCCCCAGAGCTTGACACGCTGCGCGATCATTTCTTCCGTCGCAATTGACTTAGCGAAGCCGCCGAAAAGAATCAGTTTTGACACGCGCTCTGGATTTGCGGCGGCGAAAAATGCGCTCATGGGAGAGCCTTCGGAGAATCCCAGCAGGACAGCGCGCCGCGAACCGATGTCCTCCATGATAGCCCGAACGTCGTCGACCCTCTGCTCGAGCGAGGGAGCGCCCGAGATTCTGTCCGACAATCCCTGGCCTCTCTTGTCGAACGTCACGACGCGGGCGAACGAGGAAAGACGGCGCAGGAAGGAGGTATAGCCCGGGAACTCATGCAAGAACTCGACATGAGAGACGACCCCAGGCACGAGAATGATATCAACCGGCCCGTCGCCCATCGTCTGATAGGCGATGTTGACGTCGCCGCTCAGCGCGTAACGAGTATCGGGCAATTCAAAATCGCTCATTGGTCCGACATGCTCGGAAAATTGCGCTCGAGTTGCCATCGGGATCGAGTGTCAATTGTGGAAGAAATACCGACCTATGTCGATCCCAATTACGTTAAGAGTCGCTGCGCAGCGGCAACCAGCCAATCGCCGCAATCGCGCGCTTGCGACCTTAGCGCCAGTCGCGGGCAATGACCGGTTTGGGTCGAATCCGTCCGCTCGACTATCTCTCAACCCCCTCGAATTTCGGCCCGAATGGGCGCGGTGTTCTGTTTTGCGGATCAGTGCCCGAGGATGGTTTGCATCCTCGACTGCAACTGTGCCGTTAGCGCGTCGCGTCCTTCACCGTTGTTAAGATAGCGCACATAGCGCAAATGACGCAGATCAAATGGAATATCTCTCTCGTTTTGTGTAATTAAAATCACTTCCCGGCCCAGCGAATGAGCAATGCCTGCTTCATAGAAAACATTAGGATTGCGACCTGTGCAGTCGCACACAACAATGCGAGAGCGATCAATAAGCGCGACAACATCCTGTATGATTGCGGGGTTTTCCCAAATATCGTCAGCGCGCCTACAGCGAAGACCCGCGTTGGTGGCAGCTTGCCGTATACTCTCATAAACCGCGTTGAACGCGGCATCGAACGGCATCATCGCTGACGCGAGGGTCGGCTCAATGCTCTCATGCTCGGGGATGTGAAAGACCGTCGGGCGTTGACGGCGAGGGCGAACATTGCGAAGCAAATACCGGTAAAGGTCCACGTCCTTCACGGCCCAATGGTTTCTGGCAAACTCGAATTCGTTACGAATATCGAGCATCGCACGGCTGGCAAATAGCATGCTATTCTGAAGCTGCGGAACCTCGCTATCAAACGAAAATTCAAACGAAACTTGGCGGCCCGTCACGCGAACTCTATTAATCTGACCGACATAAGCAACCTCATTTCCGGTACCTTCCGGCATGAAGAGGCATGGCAAAGCCGTCAGTCGATCCAAAAGTAACGCGCCGCCTTGCCGAAATTGATCGGCGATATGGCTGTCGGTGTGTTCGAACATCCTGCCGACGGGCATTGTTTCGCGCCCAGCGGCTGTGCTCCAATCAAAAAGACGTACAACGAGATTGAACATTTCTGTACTTGATATATCTTGATTCTCGTTCGGGACGGCCCTTGCCGCGCGACAAGCGCCGCTCTTGAAGTGGCCTTCGTCGCATGCCTTGCTATCTCTCAAAAGCCCCAATTTTTCAGCCAAAAGCCCGTGGGGCAGATTTCTTGATTTCTGGACCACTGGCAAAGTCCGCAAAGGGTCGATTCCGGCCGTCTAACTGCGGTTTGGGCCGTAGACATGGTCTGGGCAATTTAGCTCAACGCCTCCACCTATCCGGTGGCGGCCGCTGGCGCTTGGTCGATCCGGTCTGCACGGCCGCCGGTCCAAAATCGCCGTTGGGGCCGGCCGCCGGCATGGGGCTGTTCGCGGTGCGCTTGGTTTTGACGTGGCAGGTTTACGCCTCCGGCTTCGCGGCGCGGGTCTTGAGGACGATCACGCAGAGCTTCCGATACCGGTCCATCGCCTTCGGGCTCGTGCAATTCGGGACGATCGGGAAGGCCTCGAGCCCGGCGACGTCGCCCGCCTCGGCCATTGCGACCAGCTGCGCCGGCCGGCCGCGGTTGCGCCTGTGCAGGTCGGCCGAGAAATCCGGGACGGGGGGCAGTTCGCCGCGCTCGGCGGCCTCGCGGATCGCCGCGAACTTGCCAGGCCCGGCGTGCGGGGCCGTCGGGGCCGGGGCCGCGGCGGCGCGGGCCTTGCGCCCCTTCTTCGGGGCGCGGGCGGGCGCCGGCTCGGTCAAACCCTGGCACAGATAATCGACAATGTCTGGAACCTCGGGCGCGGCGCGGCCCAGCTTGAAGCCTTCCGGCAGGTCGAGGACGTCGTCCTCCGGGGCCTCGGCCGTGGGCGCCTCGGTCGCCGGCTCGATGCCCGGGACCGCAAATTCGAAGTCGTGGTAGCGGGCGAAGGCCTGGCCGGCCTCGTCGCGGACCGTCATGCGGATGACGAACCCGCCCTCGACCGGCTCGACGGTGAAATCCTCGGCCTTGCAGCTGCCCGGATACTGTTCGACGATCGCGCGGACCTTGCGGTTGGCGTTCGACTTGACTGTGAACACGTGCGCCATTTTGGTCTCCCCTGGATTGCTTAAGTCTCTGGCGGGGATCGACTTTTCGCCCCAGCCACGATCAGGCTTACTCCGATCGGCGGGCGCAGCAAGCGATCGAAAAGCGATCGCGCGAAATAAAGATCGGCCTCAACGAGGAGCTTGAAACGTGGCTGCCAAGCCCGGGCGTCCGGCCCACGTCCCGACCGAAAAGGACCGCAAGACGGTCGAGGCGATGGCCTCGTATGGCATCCGCCAGGAGGAGATCGCGCTGGTGCTGGGGGTCAGCGAGCCGACACTGCGCCAGCATTACCGGCGCGAACTCGCCGTCGCGGCGATCAAGGCCAACGCCAAGATGGCCGAGAGCCTGTTCCTCCAGGGCATGAGCAAGGGGCCGGGGGCGCTGGGCGCGAAGATTTTCTGGCTGAAATGCCGCGCCGGCTGGGTAGAGGCCAAGGCCGCCTCGGCGGAGGCCGCGCCGGGCTACGTGTCGAAGAAGGAGCGGGCCGCGTCGGCGGCGGAGACCGCCGGCGTCGGCACGGAGTGGGGCGACGACCTGACCCCTCGCGCGCTGAACTGAATGGCGGAGTGGTCGACCGCGGTCCCCGACTGGGAGGACCGGATCCTTTCGGGGCGCTCGCTTGTCCCGGCGCTGCCGCTCAACCGCGCCGAGGCCGACCGGGCCTTGCGCGTCTTCAAGCGGCTGAAAGCCCCCGACATCGTCGGCAAGCCGACGATGGCCGAAGTCGCGGGCAAATGGTTCCTCGAGATTGTCGAGGCGATCTTCGGCGCCTACGACCCCGCCGCCGGCGTCCGCCGGATCAGCGAGGTTTTCGTCGTCGTTCCGAAGAAGAACGGCAAGTCGAGCTATTCCGGCTCGCTCGCGCTGACCACGCTCATCGTCAACCGGCGGCCGGCGGCGGAGTTCCTGTTCGTCGCGCCGACCAAGACCATCGCCAACATCGCCTTTCGCCAGGCCGAGCTCACCATCAAGGCGGACCCGGCGCTCGCGGCTTTGTTCCACGTGCAGACCCACATCCGGCGCATCACGCACCGCAACACCGACGCGATCGCCGAGATCAAGGCGGCCGACACCGACGCGATCACGGGGGGCAAGAACACCTATACGCTGATCGACGAGACGCACGAATTCGCCGCCAAGCCGCGCGCCGACCAGGTGTTCGTCGAGGTGCGCGGCGCGCTCGCCGCCCGCCCCGACGGCTTCCTGATCCAGCTGACGACGCAATCGAAGGCGCCGCCGGCCGGCGTGTTCAAGGCCGAGCTCGAGGTCGCCCGGGCGGTGCGCGACGGCGAGCTCAAAAAGCCGCTGCTGCCGGTCCTCTACGAGCTGCCGGCGCGCGCCAGCGCCGACGGCGGCTGGAAGGACCGGCGCTTGTGGCCGCTGGTCAACCCGAATTTCGGACGCTCGGTCTCGCCGGCGTTCCTCGAGGACCAACTGGTCACCGCCGAGCGCATCGGCGCCGAGGCGCTGGCGCTCCTGGCCTCGCAGCATTTCAACGTCGAGATCGGGCTTTCGCTGCGCGCCGACCGCTGGGCCGGCGCGGACCATTGGCTGAAGGCCGCCGACCCGGCCCTCACCCTCGAGGCGCTGATCGAGCGCTCGGAGGTGCTGGCGGTCGGCATCGACGGCGGCGGCCTCGACGACCTGCTCGCGCTCTCCGTCGTCGGTCGCGAGGCGGAAAGCAAGCGCTGGCTCGCCTGGGGCAAGAGCTTCGTGCACGTGGAAGGCCTGCGCCGCCGCAAGTCGATCGCCGCGACGCTGATCGACTTCGCCGCCGCCGGCGAGCTCGTCGTGGTCGACCAGGCGGGGCCGGTCCCGGCCGGCGAAATTCAGGGTCGGATCGACTCCGGCGCGGAAATTTTTTCGCCCTCAAACGAGGACGAAAAAAGTTACGCGGGCCCGGAGCCGAGTTCGGTGAACCAGATTCCCGGCGCGGCGGCCTCGGGTCAACCGACTTCCGATTTTTCGCCCTCAAATGAGGCGGAAGAATCGGAAGTGGAGCTTCCGCCCGACATCGCCGAGCTCGTCGCCGTCGTGCGCGTCTGCGAGGAGAGCGGCAAGCTCGCCGTGGTCGGGCTCGACCCGGCCGGCTTAGGGCTCATCGTCGACGGGCTCGCCTCGATCGGCGTCGTCGAGGCCCCGGAAGGCGAGCGCTCGCGCGTCGTCGGCGTCAGCCAGGGCTTCAAGCTGATGGGGGCGATCAAGACCGCCGAGCGCAAGCTGGTCGACGGCACGCTCGTTCACGCCGGCCAGGCGCTCCTCGCCTGGGCGGTCGGCAACGCCAAGACCGAACTCAAGGGCAACGCGGTCATGATCACCAAGCAGCTCGCCGGGGCGGGCAAGATCGATCCGCTGATGGCCCTGTTCGACGCGGTGGCGCTGATGTCGACCAATCCGGAGCCGCCGCCGCTCGGCGGCCCGTCGGTCTACGAGAGCCGCGGCTTCCTGGTCGTCTGAAGGTGGGCGCGCGCTCCTGGCTCACGGCCGCCTTCGGCCGCCGGCAAAAATCCGCCGCCGCCGGCGGGGCGGCGCTGACGACGCAGGGCTGGCTGCCGACCCTCGGCGCGACGCCGTCGGCCTCGGGGATGCTCATCTCCCAGGCGACGGCCATGTCCGTGTCCACCGTCTACGCCTGCGTCACCATCCGCGCGCAGGACGTCTCCCGCTGCACGCCGCGCTTGTTCCGCCGCGACGCGCGGGGCCAGCGCGTCCAGGTCAAGCCGGACGACCGGCTCAAGAGCCGGCCCAAGGCGCCCGCGGTCGCGGGGCTGTTCGTGAAGCCGAACCGGGCGCAGACCTGGTTCGAGTGGATGGAGCAGCAGTCGGTCGCCCATCTGTTGCGCGGCAACGCCTATGCGCCCGTCCGCCGCGATTCCCGCGGCCAGCCGGTCGAGCTGGTCCCGGTCAACCCGGACGCCATGCTGGTGCTCGAGGCGGCCGACGGCGGGATCTTCTACAACGTCAACCGGATCGGCCTCTGGCAGTTGGCGATGCTGTGGGACTTCCCGCAGGCGATCGCCGCCGAGGACATGCTGCATCTGCGCGGCTTGAGCTTCAACTCGCTGATGGGGCTGTCGACCATCGGCGCGGCGCGCGACGCGATCGGCCTCGCCATGGGCCAGGAGCAGCAGGCCAGCCGCTGGATGAGCAACGGCGCCCGGCCCTCCTTCGCCCTCCTGGT